TAAGTTTGCCTGCTCTGTCCATCGAACGAATGACGCTGTTGAGTTTGTCAGGGGAGATCAGCGGCAGGCCGCGTTCATCCCTTTGGGCTGTGGACAAGGCTTTGTTGATGATGTATCGAGATGTATTTGATTTGAGTTCGTTCCATGCTTGCTTGCCATCTGGCCCTGCGGAAATCAAAGTCTTGCGCACCTTGTTCATCTCTTCCAGTGGTGCGTTAAGGATGATCTTGTCGAACACGTTTTCAAATGCAATGGCGCGTTCGGAGGTGTTTTTCTTGGTGGACAATATTTGTGCAGTTAAGCCAACGTTTTCAAACTCGTTGGCAAAATCCTGGCGCAGTTTGCGTGCTGCTGCGTAAGTCTCACCACCTCTGCCCTCTGTACCTGCGTCAATAGACGCATTGATTCTTTTGGCCATAAGCGATTGGCGGCTATCTGTCCAATCCGTCGCCTCGTTGACAAACTGCCGCAGCAATTCGGTGTCGTCAATGGCCCTTGCCTGTGCAGTCAAATTGCCGTCAGCGTCTTCCGCCAGAACTCCAAGCCTGATCGCTTCTCTTCTGATCGGAGCCACGTTAGGGGCAACACCTTCAAAGCGCCGCACATCTGCCGCCGTTGTCGCCAAGTTGTCAAGCGTGACCGGCTCAAGCATGGACCCATCTTCACGAGCCCTTGTGTATGCCGCGCTGACTCTTCTGCGTGCGACTTCTGCTTTGTTGACTATGGCCTGACTGACGGCTTGGCCAATGTCTCGAGGTTCCACCAGCATTGGCTCGGTGCGATCAACCATTGCGTCAAATTGCTGAATCAAGTTGGCTGTTTGGTTGCTGACTCGTTCACGCAGGGGTGCGCCAACGTCCCCGAGTTTGGCAGTTTCTTTTTCAAACTGAAGGTCTGCAAAGTCCCTGGTTCTTTGGCCTGCTGTCAAACTTGATGGGCCGACAAATCCTAATTGTTCGGAAGTTGTCACTCGCTGCAATTCGGCTGGAGTCGCCGCAGCCCCAACAGATCGCCCCCCGGAGGCCCCGCCACGTGGCGTGGTTTCTGCTCCAGGAATGAATTGTCTTGCGGTTTCTGCCGCGTTAGAAATAACTTGCCCAACTTTCTTGGAGCCTTGGATAATCGGGGCTGCTGCTCTACTTGCTGTGGCTGCGACGATTGGCGTCGATGCCCTGGTGGCCGCAGACACTGCACCAATTGGGCCGACCACAGGCAAAACGGCGGGCACGCCTTGCAACGCCTCACCAATGGCACCGACCTGCTCTTGTCCTGCTTGTGTACGGGGCGCGTAGGTTAATGCTTGAGCGCCTTCTGCTGCCGCTTGCTCAACGGCTCTAACAGCCTCAGGAGTGCCAAATTGCCCAGAAAGAATTTGTCCGGCCAAGCCCTTTAGTGCGCCGCCGATCATCCCTGCCGCGCCACCGACTGCGCCAGTGCCAATGGTTAGGGCCGTTTCACCAGCCCCGACGATTTGTTCACCGATGCTTGGCTCTTTAGGAAGTGGTGCGTTTTGCTGCTGGAAGGTGGCTGCGTTTTCCTCGCTCTTAGCGAGCTGGTAGGCCTGTGCCACGGTGTCGAACTCAGGTGTTCCGCGCTTGGCTGAATTCTTGACGATCCAGGCTGCGTATTCGTCAGCTATTGCCATTTATTGACCCCCTCTCAGAATTGCGTCAGCTTGCGACCGGATGTTTGCTACTGGGGCCGCTGGTCGTGGTGTGCTGCCGGTCGGGATCTGATTGACAAGTTGCTGGCGTTTTTCTTCCGCAACATCCTCCGGGGCTCGATACCTTTTTGCCACGTCGCCCACTATGCGCTGGCTGAAGTCGTTAAATGTTTCGCCAGGCTTGGTTGCGTAATCTCCGGCAATAAACGTGCCTCCCGCACGTGTCAGCAGGCCCTTATTGTTCGATAGCCAGTCAGTTTTTGCGTTAGCCACAGATGCTTCAATGTCTTGCAGTTTGCCCATTCCGCGCAAAAAGTTGGCCATTGTTTTGGCGTTTGCGTTTTCTGGTGGGATGCCTTTCAGAGCAAGCTGGATATCCCTGTCTGTGGCAACACCGGGGGGCAATGCTTTTATAGCGGCCGAGTTTCTGACGCGAATATATTCAGACCGGAGTTCAGTCAAAGCGTTTTGTGTGCCGAATGTTTTGTTGAAGTAATCCCTAGCACTAGTGAACGCACCGTATCCGCCGCCTTCCGCGTCAAGACGCTTTGCAAGGTCGTTGTATTGGTCTGCCGATTGCTTTGATGCTGCTGCCGCGACTGCGGACTCATTAATTAGTTTTCTTGCGTCCGTGGGAAGTTCGTTTACATTCTTTTGGATGCTGGACAGTTTTTCGGCAACCGTGGCTTGCATTGTTTGAGCATCAAGATTCAACTTTGCAGCCCTGGTGCCAATTTCGCTGTTTATATTTTTAATCTGAGCCGCGTTTAGGGCTAGGCCTGCTTGGGCAATCGGGCCTGCAAATTGCGCCTCGACCTTGGCTCTATCTGCTTTGGCTTCCTCAAGTTCACGCGCCGCTTTGGCTTTTGCAATATCGTCATTTGCCGTCGCAACTTTTACTTTTGCCTCTGCCACGGCCTTATCTGCCTTTGCCACCGCCTCAGTCTGTGCAGATGGCGCCGCCGCTGCCGCACCTTGAGCGTCAACGATCTTCTTAAACTTGTCGGGGTCTACAAGAGACAAGGCCATATTCACGCCAGCTTGAGCGCCTTTAATGTTTCCAGAATCCAATGCGTCCAAGGCCTGCTGATAAATGTCAGCGGGCTGGCCAGAATTCTTTCTTGCATCAATAGACTTTTGTAACATCGACCTTGCAACATCAATATTTTTATTCTCAAAGGCCGCCGATATGCCCATGCCTTCATTGAATTCATTCCTGATTTGGTCCTCTCCGAACCCTTGACGCGCAGACTCAAACGCCTTTTGTTGGCCTGGATACTTGGCAATCAAACTACTCCAAGCCTTCTGAGTTGGATTGCCTAATGTGCTTTGTAGGTCCGCTGCATATTGTTTTTGAGCATTAAGAGCCGCCTCTTTTTGCTGCCTCTGCGCCAGAACCTGACCAAACTCTGCGAATTGTTGGCCCAGGTCCACCTGTGGAAGCATGGCCATGTAATTGGTTGGGGCCTGAAGTGGATTGATTGCCATATTGTTTCCCTTAGAAAGCCGCCGCCGCTTTTGCGAGGCCCAGAATGTCGCCGAATACCTGCCGTTGCATGCCGCCCCGAGCAATTTGGCCGCCCGCGGTCGCCTGCGCTTGGTTTGCAAGCAAGTTGCCGACATTGCCGGCGGATTGCATTCCAGCCCCGGCCTGCCCAGCGGCAGAGGCTTGCCCCATTGCTGACAGCCCTCCAAGTCGTCCGTATTGTTGCTCAATAAGTTGATTCAGCAATTGTGGCCGGAATTGGCCGAGTGCCGCTTGAACATTGCCCCCACGAAGGCCGCCGGTTGCTGATGCATTCTGAAGAATTGCATTCTCGCCTTGCTGCTGCATTGACTGAAACAAAGGAGACTGTTCAAACCCGGAGATCGCCTGTTGCTGCGCCTCTGGACCTTGCAATCCAATCAGGGCTTGTTGCTGCTGCATCGCGCCAGTGCCGGCCTGAACATATGGGGACATTAATTGAACTAGCGAATCAAACTGCCTACGCTGCTCGTCAATGCCAGCCTGGGATGCCGCTGCTTGTGTCTGTCCGGCTTGCTCGGCCGCTTTCGCGGATTGACTTGCACCAGTAATCCCGCCAAGAACTTTCCCGATGAAACTCATTTTGATTCCCATTCTTGCCGAGTCATGCCCAGCACGTAAACATTTTTAACAGCGCCATTCTGTACACATGCGCAGCGCCTGCAACCTTCTTCTTTAAAGCCTAGCTTGATGCAGTAGTTCTTTGCCGCCTCAAGGCCCTCAATGATGTACGCGGTAACCCTAAGAATTGGATGATCAAACGCCCATCTTAAACATGCATTACCGAGATATCTTGAATGCTTCATCGATGATCTCTTAAGCAATGAATGAAGTTCAAATTCAATCTCACTCTGCTGGATGACAATAAACGCACCCGCGAACACATCACCAACCCAGGCAGAAAGATACAAAACGTTGGGGTGTACTATCGGCTCAGCCTTTCTGTGGTCGTGGCCTACCTTCGTAATGTACGGATCAGAATAAACACTTAACAGGTTTTCTTCTGTGATTCCTTCTGTAACGAATGGCATGTGCAAACCCTACGCTATAAAAACCACCAGCTCGATGGTTTTATTTTGCCACAGTAATCAGTCTTCCATATCAAATTCGCGCTCTTCCCATGCTTGGCAAACGCGCATATCGTTACAGACAAAGCGCAGTTTTTCGCAGTGGCCACGAAATCCAGCGCCTTTGTCGTATGCTGCAAGGGGGATCCGCTCAATCTTCACTTGGGTCATGAAGGTGTTATCGTAATATTCGCAGTTGGAGCAATGCTTGCGCCTTGCGTCTTTGGCATCGCACTGCATCGCCTCGGCCACCTTCGCATAGAACTCTTTATTCGCGCCAGGCTGGTTGGTTGGCATCTCAGGGCCGTAGTTCCAATCCTGCACTGCAATAGCGTAGTTCTTTTTGTTTTCCGTTGCCGTGATGAACTCTTCTTCCATCGGCAGGCCCATAAAGCCCTTGGGCATCATCATAAAATCTTTCATGGCTTTCCTTAGGTAATTTCTCGGCCAGAGGCACGAATGGTGAGAGAGGTGGCCGCGCTGGCAATTGTGCTAATGAAGCCACCAGACTCTAAAGCATGCCCTACCAACTCAGGGCAGTTATACGTCTCATCTGGCACGATGCTTCTGGTATCTAACGTCACATTGCTCGCCCCAGCACTGCCGCCAATGGTCACCAAGTTGACGCTGATGGTAACGTTTGCCGCGCTGGTGTTGGTGACGGTGAATTTGTCAATGATGGCACGGCAATTTACTGCTGTGTATTGCGTTGTTTGGCTGTTTTCAGCTTGTTTTGCTGGAATCAATACCTTCACTGTTACTGTCATAGCACGCCCTCGATGTTGTTGTTCACTGTAAGTATGATAGACGGGATCCCAGGATGCGGAGCGGCCGCAGGGAATGTTTTTAGCTCAACGCTTAGGTCTGTAACGGAGAACATCAACTCCACGTAATCCCCCGCCTTCAGATTAAAAAAGTAATTAAGCGATGAAAAAATCTCGGCGTTGTTGCCTTGAATTGTTATTCTGCTGCCGCTGTTTGTTACGTCAACGCCATTAAGCCTGAACCATAAATCAAAGCCAGCCGTTCCGCCTGATGTCTTATCAAGCTGAAAAGAAGTATCAAAGTTATATATTC